TGCCCCCCCAAGACTGTAAATATGAAAACTGGATAACGTCATTATACGCCACGCCATTAACTGTCATTACTGGCAAATGATCTTCAAATGAAACAATTTGCTCACCAGAACCAGTGGCCGGCGGCCAACACTTTATAAAGTCAAACTGTGGCTTATTCTCATATTTGCCGCCAACGTAAGTAAATTCACCCCATCCAATTGGATGGTTCATCACTACTTTTTTATTATTTGGGTAGTCGTATCGCCACTCAGCTATCCCAAAACCTGTCCTATATTGGTAATACCATCGATTAAGCCAAATATTATTTGAATCATAATTATTATAAAGCATAGACGCGCTGCCCGTGTCGTAACTAAACACAGAAGTAAAGTTAGGGACGCCCTTTGCAACATAGTCAAAGCGCCGTAATTCATGTGTTGTAAATAGCGGCCAGTAAGCTGGTATAAAAATATTACTCATCAGCCTTTTCCTTTTTCGCTGGATAGACGCTAATTTCAAAAACTGGATCTATAGGCGGCCCCTCACCACGCCACACATATAGGCTGGCGTAACAGGCGTGCGGCAATGGCAGTGGAGACTCAAACTCCCACCCAATCGCCTCATAGGCCTTCTCTTTGGCGTATGGCACATACCTATAAAATTTTTCGTCCATTATGCGACCTTGTATATTGGCTGAATAGGGAATTTTACTTTAGGCGCGTCAATAATGAAAGATTTAACTTCTATGGAATCGGCGTCAGACGACTTTCTTTTAGGGGGGTCCCACCGGCGTTCTTCGAGCGGCATTGCCTCAATTTTCTTTACCCCGTGCAAAATGCTGGTGTGATCCTTATTGCCAAAGGCTCTGCCAATTTGAGGATAAGACAGGCCGGTTTCGATCTTGGCGCGCCACATGCAATAGTGGCGAAGATGACACAGTTCAGCTGTTCGCTTATGGCTTAGAATGTCCTCAATTGATATGCCAGTTCGTTCTGACTCTTGGCGTATAATATCAATAACTTTAATTCGTTTCATTGTTGCGCCTCAATAAAATAAGGGGGAAATTAATCCCCCAATATTAGTTCTCTACCACGTCCAGTTCAGCAGACACGGCATCCATTGCCTGGCGCAAGGCGTCCTCGCTGATCGCTTTTGGGCTGCGCTTTGGCGCAAAGTGAGACACAGTAGATGGCATAGATGCGCCACGAATACCGACTTCATCAGGAGTCGTTACTGGGTCTGTCTTTGACGCGCCAGAAAATTGTGTGGCAAACGCCAAGTAATTAATCCCATCAATGTAATTATCGACGTAGTCTTGCGTCTCCATTGCGCGTCCAAGCTTTACGAAGTGCATCATCATTGCGACTTCATATTCCGAGACTGTGCGATTAAAAAATACAGACGCCAAATTAGCAATGCGCGTAAAACATGCGTCGGGCTCGCCATACCGTTCGCCACGGTCTCTTAGCAGTCCAATTGCTGTCTTCAATGCTATATCATATTTCATGTCAATCTCTCTGGGTTTGCGTTAAGAACTTTAATCTTGCCTACATATCGATGATTAATGGCCACATGGCCGCGACTGTAGTCCTCTTTCGTAGTTTGGTCTCTGTAAAACTCCTGAATAACAACAAAATCATTCGTCGTAAGCGCCTCAACAAATTCCTCCAAGCTGTTTACCGGATATTCGGCATTCAATTGATGAACCAAATTACCGCTGGCGCTAGGCATATTCAGTGTAATTAGAAACCTCATTGTCCATCCTTGTGTATGTTGAGATGCGGAGCGGCTTTGCAAGTTACCCCGCATCTCTCATTAGGCGGGTCATTCCACCTAACTGTTATTATCCAAAATCTGCCCAGTCTTCAGTTGGCGCAGATACCTTTGTTGAGCCAGTTGAGGGCGGCGTAGCAGCCGCTGTTACTTCAGAAGAAGACGTCGACGAATTACGAGGCCTATATGTCAGATCAGAGGGACGCGGCACCCACCCAGTGATCTCCCATACAGGAACATAATTCGTCGACTTACGGGCTCCCTCTCCCGATGTCTTAGCCACGGCGTCCTTTAATACAACTACTGGCAATTTGTCTGGGTTTGACTTTACACCTTCATTATATGCGTCGGCTAATTTTTTAGCGCCGTCAAGAAATGCAGCTGCGTTGCTGGCAAATTCACGGACGTCACCACCACACTCTTTTGATAGCTTGACAACGAAACGGACCCCGCGCTTGTAACCGTCGCCAGGATTATCAATAGACACACCGTCGGAGAGACGAACCATACGAAAGTCTGGAGCGCCCCCGGTAGCAAAGTTAATAAATCCGACTTCGACGTTAGGGAAATCGATGATCGCCTTAAAGGTTTTTGTGATATCAACTTCAGTCGTCTCCCCGTTAGCTCTGTCGCGGCGCGAAATACGCCCGCTGCGCGAATCAAATTTAACGATAGGCAAAAAGTCAGCGCCGCCAGTGCCAACACCATCAAAAAATCCACCAAATGCTGACATATTACTTCTCCATTGCGCGACAGTCTGGCCTGTCGCAAGCCTCTCCCCATTGCGGGGAATCTCTTTTAGCGAAGTGAAGGGTGAACGCCCTCAAGCTGAGACAAGATTTGCTCAACAGATTGAACGACTTGAAAACTATCTTCTTCGCCGGCATAAATCACTGTTTGAAAGGGAGCACCCCCATCAGATTCATAAGGCTCAATGGCAGTAATTTTATTTGCCTTAATGAGAATTTTATCATCGACGTCATTTGTTAACGTCAAGTAACCAAACTGAATTGCCGGTATTGCGCTGCCCATGATTAAACTCCCCATATCTCGAACGCGGCCTGTCTGGCCTCGTCGTCGTTAAAGTAAAAAGAGCTCGTGTCTGGAACAACGTAAGACGCAAGCTCCTGCGGGTCTGTCGATAAAGACAGAAACCTTTGAATCGTCATTCCTATACGCTTCAAAGCCTTTAAATGCTCGTCAACAGCGTCTACCACATAAGTAGCAGACTTCTTAGGCGTGACATATGTTACACGCCCCTCAATGGCGCCATCAACGGCGGCAACATAGAGACTTACTTGTCGCGCATGTTTTGCGCTGATCTTACTGGGTAGGGCGTGTGTTGTTTTGAGGTCGACAACAATTTTATCTTTGAACAGGAAATCGTAAAAGCCAACGAACGGCACTGCAATTTCATCAAAGTTGTGTTGTATTTTAATCTGGGTCGATGAGGGTTTGCCATATGGTAGTAATTCGGCCAAACCCACCGAAACAAAGTCTGCAATAGACCCCTCTTCTTTTTCACGACGTGGATCGGACGATAAGGCATTGAGGCTCCAAAACTCTTTCTTCGCCACGTCAATGCATTCTTTAACGGAAGCGCCCGTAATGAGGCCATGCTCAATCCCCTTCTCAACGGCCGTCCCACGGTAGGCCGCGGCACCCACCTTCCCGCCACGCTTTAATACTTTGTTAAGAACAAACGCGGCTGGAGACGCCTCAAACAAATTACATGTCGATGGCGATAGATGCTCAATACCGTGCGCGGCAAATGGGTCGTTGCTTATCAATGTATACCTCAATTTCGATTTGAGACTACAACATATAGGGTGGTTATGTGGTGTCAAGCCCCCTCAAAATGTTTATTGACAAATTTTAATGTTGCGGGGTAGGTTCGTGGCTTCGTTAAATATGGAGATTGATATGATTACGAATGAAAAAGGCTTCCGTTTTACTGGCAAGATAGACTTAACTAAATGGAGCCTACCAAAGACTGAGAGCTTATTGGACGATGCATTTGAGAAAATGCAACATAACATTGAAAAAGAAATAGAAAAACAATTTGAAAAATTATCTGCAAAAGTTGGAAACATAACAGACTACGCGCGGCAAGCTGCGTCTGAGTCTTTAACAATATCATTACAGCAAGGGTTGAGGGGACATTTTTGGAGATTTGATACTGATCCAGAAATGTTAACCATTGTCTTTGAAGATTTTTGCGAAGACGGCTTTGACTGCGAAATAGATATTAAGAAGGTAATTCAACAAGACATTTTAGACCGATGTGAAAGGGACGGCTACTTGCAAAAAGAAAGCGAAGAAAGCGCAGTTGCATTTGCAAAGATGCTGCGGGACTGCGCTGAAATTGTAGAGACAGCCATAAGGCCGAAAGAGGATAAATGACTTATAAATGCATACTTGGCGTAGACCCCGGACTCACAGGGGCCTGCGCATTTTACTTCCCTTCGCATCCCATGCTTGTCGGTATTCACGACATGCCAATAGATGGAAAAACAGCC